CGTAATACATAATTAATACCTCTCGTTAGTGTTAAAATAACATATGTGGTTGAAGTGTAATGTCCCTCTTCCCTTAATAGTCAGCGTCAGCCGCTGCGCGTTCTTGCACAGCTAAGCTAAGTTCTTGGTAGATGATTTCGTAGGCAATGATTGTCATCATCTGGTTAGCTGACTCAAAGATAATGCCACTATTAAAAGCACCGTCTTGGGCAGCGTCAAAGATGTCTGGAGCATGCCAGCGCATGAAATCAACCAATGCCCACGCACTGCCGTAGTAGATAACGTGTTCGCTACCATCAGCGGTTTCGTGGCAGAAGTCGGCAAGGTCTTGCTCCCCGTCCCAATCCAATACCAGAACGTCAATATATGCGTTAAATTCGTTAAGTGTTTTGATCATGATATTTCTCCAATAATTATGATAGTTGAGTATGTGTTATTAGCACACCAAGGCGACAATTAAGCCGCCACAGTGTCCAGAGCTTCTTCAGTGTTAAACCCGTTCACGTAGTCAATAGCCGCTTGCGCTTTGCTTGCTGCCTTGAATAAAAACTTAGGGTTATCACGCAATTTCTTAATCCAAGCCTTGATATACTGCGCGTGGTCTTTGCGAACCTCGTTGCTAATGCCTAACTGCTGGCAAAGGAACGTTGCACCAAGTTCAGCTACTAGCTCTTCAAATGCGTATTCTTCATCACCAAAACTACCCCCTTTAAGGCGGTCATTACGGGACGCATGCCCTGTCCAGTGTGTAAGCTCATGCAACAGGGTGCTGTAGTAAGATTCGGTTGCTGTGCTGGTTTTTGTATCAACAAATAATTCTCTCTGAGGCATGTTGATATAATCAAAGAGTGGGTTGTAATATGCACTCGCTTCACCGTGCTGAATGGTTGCTTTGGTATTGCTCACAAATTCTTCAACATGTGGCAGTGTAACAGCCTTACAATCAACCTCTGGCGCAGTGTTCACGTATTCATAACCCTCAACTTGGTCAGCGTTAAAAACTGTGTAGGTCTTAAGAATAAAAAATACTGATTTCTCACCCTCGCTATTAACTTTTTCTATAGGTTTCCAGAAGACAATCTGCGTACCCTTTTCGCCTTTCATTACGTTAGCACCCTTGGCTTTCCACTGCTTGTAGGTTGCCCACTCAGGAGTTGAGCGACCCTGTAGCAACAAGATGTTAATACCTCGGTAATCCTTACCAGATATAACGTTCATCGGTAAGCCGCTTAAAGTGCTACCAGATACCCAAGGCTTAACCCAATCAGTGCCACAACTTTCCATCATGTCAGCGATTTGGTTAGCTATTTTCTGCATTGTTTCTGTTTGTTTAGACATGGTTAATACCTCATTAAAATTAAATTATTTATTCTGCTACACGTTTCATAAAGTCAGCCAAAGCTGATTGAGCATCGTCCGTATAATAATGCCCCCAAAAGAAGCCCTCATTGCCATACTTCCAAGTTACAAATTCACCGCGCCACTCAGCGAGGACAACCACACCACCATTGCGGCTAAAATCCGCACCGTGAATGTAAGCACCTTTACCCAGTGCTAGTGCTGCCAAACCGTTAGACATGGCGTTCTTATTGATTAAGTTTTTAAATGAAATCATGGTTATTACCTCTTATTTAATGAAATATACAGCTGCTGCTAGTTGGAATTTATAGATAGCCTCTTCTGCTTCTTTGTGCTGTTTGTAATCGTCACAAATTTCTTTTCGTTCATCTTCGGTTAGATCATCAATTTTTAGGTGCAGCAAACAGTCCATAGCTCTCGCATGATGCCAGTTAGTCAATAACTCAGCTGCTTTTTCATAGTCTTTATAATTCATTTTTAATACTCCATTTGTTGGTTTACCGAAAGGCTCATTACAAGCCTTTGAGAAAAACAACAGTCTTTAAGATTAATTTGCAGTAAATATGTGTACTGCTGCTGGGCTTCTGTCTTTTCCCAACATCTCATTGAGTAACCTCCGAGACTCCGATCCAACTCTTTTATTGATAGAGCAGTCTTGACCGTTGCGACTGCTTGCTGCTGTTTGACGTTTTCCAAGCTACATTATCTTGCTGCCATTTGTCAACAACTTTTTAATATTTGATTTCTTGTTGCCATCTTAAAGGGTCTATATGGCTTTGTGTGAGGTCTTTATATTACTAGGGGTTTGCTATGGTTACTGGTAGAAAACAATAGAGGGATAAATATAGAAGGGATTAGGGCTGCTGCTGGTTGTTTAGGGGTCTTTAAGGGTCTAAAAGAAAACAGCAGGTAAGAAAAAGAGAGAGAGACAAAAGGAATTGTTAGGGGAATCTTTAAGCATCTAAAAGGATATAATATCCCTTGAATATCGTTATAAATCAATGACTTAATGATTGCTTTTGGTAATCTTTTTGTAAAGGAGGGGTTTCAAAAGGTAAAAGGAGGGGGCTATGGGGGAATTTGCTATCTATGATCATTAAAAAAGGCTCTCAGATTTTTTATAAGAAATCTTAAAGCCCTCTTAAAGCAACCCAGTAGCCACTATAAACAGGGGTGAGTAGTCTTGAGGTATCTTGAGGAGTCTTGTAACACTTAGGCATATAGTTAATGTTAATGACTATGTGTTATAAGTTAGTCTTTAATAGGTGGGTTTAATCACCCACCATCATCAGTCTTAAAGACTACTTATAGATGTACGGGGGGACACCTATACGGTACGTTAATCTAAAACAGAGGGGGTATCTGAAAGCCCTACAACACGTAGGCTGTAGAGCGTTTTCAAACACCTTTTTTACATCCAAGTAAGGTCTTTAGTAGATTGAGCTAGTTGAGAGGTGTTAAGGTTGCCAAGGAACTTCTCTATTTCTTTGTCCATTAGCTCACTTCTACGCTCTCTTATCTGCTCGTCAGCATCAGCAGCCATTTGTTCTACCCAGTAGGCTACAGCCATTGCTAACACATCTAAGCGGTCATCATGGGCTAATGCGCCACGATCTTTAGTTATACGTGTCATCTGGTAGAACAGACTGTATCGCTGTGCTACATCTTGAGGATACTTTTGGATTGAGTCGTAGTCTTTGCGTATGACTTCCCTATCTACTATAAGCCTGTGTTGGTTCATAATAGGTTCTAGGGTATCTATAATACGTAACTCCTTTTGTTTGGAGTGTCGTACTTCTTCCAAAGTCACGGGATATTCTCTACTAAAGTAAGGCTTGATAAGTTCACTGAACATACCATCACCAAAGTTACTTTCTATAAGAACGTAGTTGACCTTATGCTTCTTAGCAATGTCTACAAGACTCTCTAAGGTAGGTTTAGAATAACCACCTTCTACACCACCAGCATCAGGGCAGTATAGGTATCCATTAAGCATCTTAAGGACTGCATAGGAGGTTTCATCTGAGCCTCTACCAGAGGGGTCAATAGCCATGACTGAACCTGAATATTCAACCCAGTCACCATCCAGCTTAAATGGCTCGTAGAAGCGATCTCCACGCATGCCTAAGTTAGGTACATCCTTAACTTCTAAATGGCTCATAGAGCCGTGTATGGGCTTCTCAGGGGCTTTGTCACGGTCTACTGACATAACCACTAAGTCTTTAAGTTTCAAGGGGTGTCTGTCAGCATCTGAGAGGCTAGTATCTAGCTGGAACTGTAAGGCATAACCAGAGCGTCCATAAGACAACTCACGCTCTACAAGTTCATCTTCATCAAAGCGTTTAGGGTCTGTAGGAAACCACTCTAGCTTAGGGTTTTCTTCAAGTTCTTTAAGTAAGCTAGGGGCTATCCTGTCACCGTATCGGTTCTTCTGGTCTTCTTTAGGATACCTTGAAGGCCATATGCGTGTTACATAGCCTTTGTCTTGCAGTACGTCATACAGTGATTCTTCTGTTTGTGGCGTACCAAGATAGATGATTCTTGAAGAGTCTAAAGGTTTAATAACAGCATCAAACTCAGTTACTAGAGTAACGAGCTTCTCACGCATCTGCTGTGTTTGAGAGTTGTTAGGGACTTCTATATCGTCTGCAATGATAAGGTCTGCACGACTACCTGTAATCTGTCCTGTTATACCTACAGACTTTACAGAGGGACTATGGGATGCTTTAGCACCCTGTACGTTAAACGCTATACGACTCCATAGCTGGTCTTTGTCTGGTACAAGATGATTAAGCAATGGTATTTCCATTATTAGTCTTTGAGTAAACATAGAGAAGGCATCAGCCCTCTCTTTGGATGCTGAGACCACCATGATTTTTAAGTCAGGGTTAAGCAATAAACGCCACACTACGTAAGCACTTGTAACATAGGATTTACCTACGCCACGGAAGGCTTGAATGATGGAACGTTTAGGAGAGTGTTGCAGATAGTCGGCAATGTCATACTGAACCTTAGTTGGTTCGGGTAGATTAAGGTGTTGCCATACAATATATAAGAAGTTACGGAAGTCCTTTAAAGGGTGTTCTGTCTCCATAATTATCCGTACTAATGTGCTATAGCTTCTTGTAGACTTTCTGTGTCAAACGGCAAGCCTTGTAGTAAGTCATTCAAAGGCGAACCCTCTACAGGTATTGCGTCAATGTTATTGTCTTTAAGAAACTTAATAGCGTTTGAAATATCGGCAGGCTTGGCTTCGCCTGACTTAACGCGTTCTAGTAGTTCTTCAGCTACTGCTGTGTGTAAGGTACTTAAGACCTGTTTTAAGCTAGTATCCATTTTTACCTTTCCTCCAAGCCCTATTTTTACTCTTGGACTTGATACTTAAGTTACTTAAGGCATTGTTAGAAGGGTTACGGTCTTTGTGGTCTACATCTTTACCGTCACCTTTACGTACAGCACCTTTTTTAATTAGCATGTTACGGGCAGCGTTACGTTTTGCCCTACGTTTCTTTTGTTCAGGTTTTGAGTGGTATGAAGCGTATTCGTGCTTGTAATCTCTACTCATTGTGTAAGCCCTTTAGCTTTCTCGTAAGTTCTTAAACCGCCAAGACCTAATAAGGCCATAACGAGTGTTGTAAGTTCTGCTGCTTGGATTGCAGGAAGTTCTGCTGGTAGTGGCATGTAGGCATTAATGAGTCCAGCAAAAGGAAGGATAAGGAACTGATAAGCAAGACCAGTTGCACATACCCAACCCAAAGCTGGTCGCCAGCCAGCAACGAACACAGACTTATGCTTGGCTTCTTCAATGTTAGCCATAGCTTGTAGCATGTGAGGTTGCTGGAGTAGCGCAGTCATCTTAAGAGTAGCGGCTGCTTTCTCTTCGTCAGACGTAAACAAATCATCAAGACCTTTCATGACACCTTCAGCAATCCCTAAGATAGGATTGAATTGGGTCATATAAGACTCCTGTGTTAGCTACCTAACCATTTAGAAAGGAAGCTTGAGCCAACACCGCCCAGACCCATACTTAGCAGCATTGCACCAGCTAAGAAGCCTTTCCCTTTGGAAAGCTGAAGGTCTAGTTCGTTGACTCGGTGGGTTAATTTTGTGGTGGACTCTCGAAGAGTCTTCACCTCGGTTTCTAGTTGCTCGACAACAGCAATTAGTTTGCCTGCTTCAAAGTCAGACATATTAGACAT